AAGGCAATAATGAAGTCGCCTGACAAGATTGAGGACTGGCACGCGATTGAGCAGTTGAAGAATGAAGCCTATGAGGTTTACGAGGGGGATGCAAGGTTGAACGAACTACTTACATACCCAAATGAAGAGGACACATGGGCAGACTTGATTGAAGCGTGGTTAACGTTCAAGCTAGTTTGTGGTAATGCTTTTATCTACGGTAAAAGGATTGAAGCGGGAGCAAACGAGGGGAAGCCATTAACACTGACTGCCCTACCTAGTCAATTCATGAGTATTTACGCCGACATTCAGGCGTTTCCAGCCGTTAAGACAGGGTACCAGCTTTACATAGGCCGATTGGTTGAATTTACTTTGGCAGAAGTGCTGCAAGATAAGTACGTTAACCTGCAATGGGATGCAGTTGGCGGTGAGTTGTACGGTATGTCACCACTCAAGGCCGCGGCAAAGAACCTTACCCGCTCCAATGAAGCTAAGACGGCGGCGGTGGCGCAGTTCCAGAACGGCGGCCCCGATGTTGTTATGTACATGGATGATGACAGGTTTGACCCGGTTAACGGATCTGACCAAGTTGAAGCCATGAAGAAAAAACTAGCTGAAAATGCAGGCGCAAAGAACAAGGGCAAAGTAATTAATTCAGGATGGAAGGTAGGTGTACACAAGATTGGACTAAGCCCGGTGGACTTGAATATTATTGAGAGTGAAAAATGGGATATGCGAGCCATTGCCAATATTTATGGCGTACCTAGCCAATTGCTGAACGATGCCGAGGGTAAGACTTACAACAACGTGAGAGAGGCGCAAAAAGAGTTGATTGTTCGCGCGGTGCTGCCATTGTTGGTAGCTGCTAGGGATAACTTCAATAGAATGCTGCACACACATTGGGGGTACAAAGGTACTGGCTTAATGGTTGACTTTAGCTTGGATGCTTACCCTGAATTAGTAGCTGACCGCAAAGACCAAGTTGACTACCTTAATACGGCTTGGTGGATTCCACCGGCTCAAAAATTACAGATAATGGGATTGAAGAAACCAGACTACATTGACCAATCCGAATTGGAAAAACTATACATTCCAAACAATATCGCACCAATTGATGACTTTCCGCAACTATGACCTACCGCCAAACATACAACGCAGCACGCAAACATTACGCGCCTATCTTTGAAAAGATAATCCGCGAACAGTTTAAAGCCTTACTATTGGGCAATGAGCCGGACTTGGTAAAGCTGCAAGCGGCCTTGACTAGCATACATACCACGTTAGGGGTACGGATGGCAAAGCGCACCAAGGAACAAGTATTGAAGCGTGCGCAAAAGATGACAGACGCGAGCCGCTATGAGTTAGTAGTGTTGCAGTACCTAGAGCGCATGGGCTTAAGCCAATTGGCCGCAGATATTACAGACACTACCCGCGAGCAGTTACGTGCCATTCTTCTACAACAGGCAGAAAACAACCTTACCACTTCACAAGTAATGACACTGATTGAAGCGCGAGGATTGCCACGTTGGAGGGGTGAACTGATTGCACGTACTGAAACGAGCCACGCGGCTAACGTTGGATCAATGGTAGGCGCGCTTGACACAGGGTTAAAATGCCGTAAGGAATGGCAGTCCGCACAGGACAACAGAACAAGACGCGAGCCGCGCGATACTACTGACCACCTACACATGAACGGCGTAACGGCTGAAATGGATGAGAATTTCCAAGTGCCGTCCAAGTTGGGTAGCGATGCAATGCTACACCCCGGACAACCCGGCGCACCCGCTGCACAGGTTTGCAATTGCCGCTGCAATGTAGCTTTCGTACCGCAAAGAGATGCCAACGGTCGATTGATTAAACTAGCTGACCAACCGCCTTTAAACGGAAATGTAGCTTTCATCTACCAAGCATTGAACAACGTTACACTGTTGCAGATACAACAAGCAGTTGGGGCGTTATTAGCCCAATAGCACCATAAGCGCAACGAAGCCTAAAATAAGGGTTGAAAGGACAGTGTAGTCTGTTTTGTTGAGTTGGTAATTGTTCATAGTGTTTTATTTAGACGTTAAAATTAACTGCCCCTATTTTATCAACAAAAAATATTTTTGCAACATTGTTGCAATTTCATAACTTTGGGAACATGAAGCTACTACAAACCAAATTCGAGATAAAGGACACCCAAATGGGAATACCTACCATTGAGGATGTGGATATGGGCGAAGGGGTAGTTAAAACGGTTTGGGCTAGGTTTGGTAACATTGACCTAGATAACGACATTATTTTACCCGAAGCGGTTACAAAAACCATTCGGGAACGTGGCCCTAAAGGTTCACAACTTATTTGGAGTTTGACGGATCACGAAAGCGAGTTAGACCATTCTTTGGGTAAGCCTAAAGAATTGTATGTTGACGGCGATAAATTGGTTTCAGTCACCAAGATAGTCAAAACAAGATGCGGGATAGATACTTTGCTTCTTTACGAAGCAGGATGTATTAACCAACATTCAATAGGATTTGCCACTATTAAAGCAGACTGGCAAGACCAAAAACAAGAGGTTAGAGTTATTAAGGAGTTGAAACTTTATGAAGGCTCCGCCGTTTTATGGGCTGCTAACCCAATGACTGAAACGCTAGATGTAAAAAACATTGAGCAAAAGAAAAACAGACTTGAACTGCTAGAGAAAGCCGTGAAAGATGGGAAATTTACAGACGAAACTTTTTCCTTGATGGAAATTGAGATAAAGCAAATCCAATCGTTACTTACCACTCAAGCCGCGCAAGCACTCGAGCCGGACTATACGAAACAGATAAGCGAGGAACTATTAAAATTACACCTTAAACTTATTTAAAAATGAGCCAAGAAATTTTGGATAGCGTTAAATCATTAGGCGCATCCCTTGACACAATCAAAGCGCAAGCCGCAAAAGCAGGCTTAGACGCAACAGAAGCTGCTAAAGTAGCAAACGAAATGAAATCCAAGTTAGAAGGCATGACCTTTGCAACCCCTGACGATGTGAAAGCAGCTTCAGATGCAATGCAAGCCCAATTGGATAAGTTCTTCACTGAAGGCAAGAAAGCTAAGCCTGCTCAAAAGAAAAACCTGAGCGAAGGTATTATCGAAGCCCTTGACGGACGTATGGACGAATTTGAGAACAGTTTGAAAAAGCATGGTAACTTTAACCTGGAGTTAAAGAACATTGCTTTGACTGGTGACGGTGTTGCAAGCTACGACAGTAAGCAATACATTTTACCAAGCGCACCATTGAATTTGCGTGACTTGATCCCTACTTTGTACAGTCCTACTGGTTTGTTCGTTTCTTACAAAGAAACTGCAACTACCAACAACGTAGCAGTACAAACAGAAGGTGCAAGCAAGGGTGTGAACAACTACGCATTGAGCGAAGTTCAAACCGTTACCGAGTACATCGCTGGTACTTCTACCTTTACCAAGCAATTGAGCAAGAACTTACCTTGGTTATCTGGTACTTTGCCAAGATTACTTCAGAGAGACTTTTTCTTTGCTGAGAACGCAAAAGGTTATGCGGTATTTGCTGCTGCTGCAACAGGTAGCACAACCACCGCTGAAACTGCTGACTTGTTACAAGTAGTTGACTATATCGCAAACCAAAAAACTGCACGTTTCAACGCATCATTCGTTGGTGTAAGTAATAGCGACATGGCTAAGTTGTTGAAAGCAACAATTGCAGCCGGTTACTATGCTGGAAGCGGTTCAGTAGTTGTTAACCCTAACGGTGGCATGACTATTTGGGGTGTACCTGTATTGGCCTTGGATTGGGTTGTTACTGACAAGGTTATTGTAGTGGATAACGCATACTTCGAGCGCGTAGAAGCTGAAAGCATGAACATCCAGTTCTCTTATGAAGAAGGAAACAACTTCACTAAGAACTTGGTTACTGCGCGTGTGGAGTGCATGGAAGCATTTAACTTGATGTTACCTACATCAGGCATCTATGCTGACCTAGGCAACGTGTAGGCATAGTGTTTAGTTTAATAATACTTGAAAGCCCCTTTAATTAGGGGCTTTCTTATTTCATTCCAATTCCGTAACTTAGCACAATGAAAATAGAAATAACAAAGTGTTACCCAGATGGGCTACTTAATAGGTGGCCAAGTGTTGGGGAGGTCCTAACAGTTGACGCGGACCGCGCCGCCGTTATCATTGGCAAAGGGTTTGCCGTTGAGATTGTGGAAGCAAAGGCGATGGAAGCCGAATCCCCTAAACAAGAGCAATCGCACGTACCCAAAGCCGAGCGCAAACATACCCCAAAAGCTAAACGTTCTAAATTATAAGCCATGCCATACAGTTACGTTATAGATAAGACCATCGAGGATGTGGGTACGCCTACGGAGCCGGTAACATTGCAGCAAGCAAAAGACTATTGCCGGATAAGTGGAAGCAGTGAGGACACATTGGTAACCGCATTGATTACCGCTGCAAGGGAAGCTATTGAGCGTGCAACAGGGCTGTGTTTGGTTGAAAAAGATGTAGCTATTACGTTCTGCAATGACAATGGCGATTTTGACTTTACCATTGGGCCGTACAAGGAAAACTTTGTGCTAAAGGATGAAGAAGATACTACCATTGTTGCGGACGATTACAAGCTTATCGGGTATCAGTTCCCAACACTTCGCGCACCGGCTTACTCAATACTAAAGGCAACATATGTGGCGGGATATGATACTGTTCCAGAGGATCTGATTACGGCTATCAAGGCACAAGTGAATTATTTTTATGAATCCCGCGGAACTACTGCATTGGATTCGCTAGGTTTTGCGCCTATTGTTTCTGTTATCTGCCAACGTTGGACACGCAAAAGCCCTGTATTATGAAACTAAGCACGCAAAAACAAATAGCAGCCGAGGACTTGAAAGAACGTATTACCGTTGTGAGTTACACCGTTGCAAGTGATGGTGAAGGCGGAACCACTACAACACAATCGGCTACTAACACCGTTTGGGGGCAACTAACGCCGCTCAGTCAATCGCGCGCGCTTAACGAAATGCAGTTAGCGTTCAATAAAGCCGTGAGGGTTTATGTGCGTTATCCTTGTGCTATTACCACCGATAACAAGATATTATTTGACGGGGAATATTATACCATTCATTCAATTTTGGACATAGATAACCAGCACCAATATTTAAAGATTATCGCGTATGTTTAGCGCTAAGATAACAGGATTAGAAGCCGTATTTGCTCGCGTTGAAAAAGCGAGTGAAGCGGTAAGAGATAGGGTTCCTGAAGAATTAGCGGCGGCGTGTTTAAATATACAACAAGAAGCGGCGTACCAAGCCCCTAGGAATTTAGGTAAGTTGGCACAAAGCATCCAGGTTAACCAAACCAATAGGCTCGCGCCTTACGTTTATTCAAGTGCGAAATATGCGCCTTACATAGAATGGGGGACAGGTGGCAAGGTTTCCGTTCCCGCAAAATACGCAACATACGCGATGCAGTTTAAGGGCAAAGGCGGTGGAACATTGGAAGAAATGTTATTGGCTATAATGGATTGGGTAAAGCAAAAAGGATTGGCGGGAACTTACAATATAAAGACGCAGAAACGGTCAGGCAATAAGTCTGCAAGACAGTTTGAGGATGCAGCAGTAGCATACCCAATTGCGCTATCTATTTTGCGCAAAGGGATAAGACCGCAGCCATTCTTTTTTAGTGCGGTAGAGAATGAGAAACCAAGATTGATTAAAAGAATTAAAAACTTACTGAAATGACCAACCCGATACCAGCGATAAAAAAATATCTATACACTGCCATTGGCACGGCCACTAGCTTAACGGTTTATGATGGAATTGCGCCGGATGACGCGGACAATGAATACATTGTACTAACAGGCCGCAGTGGTAACCAATTGCAAGGGAAAACAGGCTTTACTAGCAATGTGACTATGACAGTGGACATTGTTACGCGCGGGCAATTCA